TTCCGATCTAGCATAAGCAAGCGCGGCTATAATTTGATTTTCTTTCATATAATATGCGCCCTCCAGTTCTATATTCATTTTATAATATCAAACGTTTTTTTGCAATAATCAAACATTTATTTTATTTTTTGCTTGACAATGTAAAACGTTCGTTTTATTATGTAAATGTCTTAAGAGACAAACCACATGAAAGGAGGTGCAAACGTGGCAAAGTATAAACGTAGCAAAAACCCGATGAAACGCCGTGAAAGAAAAAAACGCGAAAAAAAAGAGCGCATAATTTCATACCTATCCAAAGCACTTGAAATTATATACACGCTCTTAATCGGTGAAGCCGTCAAGCTTCTTGCTAAATATCTAAGTGACTTATTTTAGTCACTTAGGTACTTATATTATACCACGTTTTAAAATATGGAACTACTAAAAATAGCGTTATTACTATCGTTAGCATTTAATGCATATCTTTTAAAAAAAATAATTGAAAAGTAAGGAGGTTAAGATTATGTGTGAAATGAAAGCTTATATTACTAATTTAGGTAAATACAATGAAGGTTGTTTAGTTGGTAAATGGATTGATTTTCCTATCGATGAGGATGATTTTGAAAGCGAACTTGAAAGCATTGGAGTGAAAGAAAACACAATGTATGAAGAGTGGTTTATCACTGATTATGATTATTCATTGTTTGATATGTATGATGCATTCGGTGAATATCCAAGTATTGACGATATTAATGAAGTGGCTGAAGCATTAGAAGACAATGAAAGCGAATTCACTGCATTAATGGAAGTATGCAGCTATACGGATGCATTAAAATACTTAGAAAGTGAAAACTATACTTTTTACGAAGGTATGACGTTGGAAGATATGGCATATGAATTAGTTGAAGAATGTTATAACCTACCAGAAATTGCGCAAAGATATTTTGACTATGCAGCTTTTGCGCGTGATCTTGAATTAGATGGATATACTGAAACTTCAAGCGGGGTTATTTGTTTATGTTAACCCGCAAAGATCTTGACAAGATGAGCACCGTTAAGGTGCTCATGCTTGCATTGCTTAAGTTTTACTTTTATATATGTTTTGACGCGTTGTTGATAGGCTTATTTTTAGGCATATCAAGCATAGTGTTGCCACTTATTTATTAAATATTGGAGGTTAAAGATGAATAATAAAGAATATATTGAGTTTACAGAAAAAAAGCTAGATCAGCTAAATGGATCTAGCCGCAAACCTTATACAATAACCAAATATTTAAACGGTTTATATAATTTATCTTACGGGCTTGACGTTGTAGCCTGGATGCTAAAGCCGCGTGAGCTTTGGCAGCTTGTAAATACTTTATGTATTTTAGATATTTTAGGAGGACTAAAAAAATGACAATATCGAACTATCAAAAATTGAAATAATCCAGGTACTTGAAAAGAAGAAAAAAGATCTTGAAAAAGAGAAGAAAGAAAAAAAGGTTTTAAAACTTCAAAAATGCATATTTTCATATATTGAATGGGCCGGAACGCGAAAGCATCCAAAAGCAATAGAAAAAGAATCATATGGCATCATAAAAGGATCATGGATATACTACAAAGACGGCAAAAAGTCATTAAATGGTAAATATGTTCATGTGGTTAAAGAGTTTGAACGTGCACCGCGTGGAACTGCTGCACTATTCAAAAACATTGAAAAGAAAGTGAAAAAATAGCAGCCTATAAAAAGGCTGCTTTTTTTATGCTCTCGTTCTATTTATTTGCTTCTGGATCAGCTGCTTTTTGACTGGATTAGATGCGAAAAAGTTCATGAAAAGTTTAGTTTTAAACTCATATTCTTTTTGATCCATTTCTTTTATATCCAAAACTCTTTTAAATATCACTATCGCAATAAAGTTTGCAAACAAGTTTGCATCTTTTTCTATTTCCTGATTCTCATAGTGTTTGCTGCTTGAATCTGCATAGTTTTCAAGTTCCTTTTTCCATATAGAAACACTTCTTTCATCTATAAAAAACACTTTTTGATTCTTCTTATATACACATGCATATTGATATAAATGTCTAGTTTCATGAGCTAGATATATATAAACTAGACTTCTATCTTTGCATAAATCCAAGTTCACACAAATTACATTTTCTTTAGGGTATGATGTGCATATGCTGGTATCTTTCACTTGAAAAAGTTCTTTTTTGATTGGCTTATTTTTAAGATCATAGACCTTATCATTTACTTTAAAGTAAACTTTTGGAATCTTTATATTTAATAGTGTGCATAGAAAACTTACATAATCATTCATGCATCCATTATATCTGAAAAACTTTATTTTGAAAAACTTATTTATCCAGGATCATAAAAACTTTTTCAAGTTGTTCTTGAGACGTTGGAAAAAACTTTTGAGATTCTTTTTCATGCTTGCATAGAATCGAACCATCAAAAAACTTTTCCAGCAACTGAGAAAACTTTTCTTTCTTCACATAATAAACATAATTCACAGGCACATCTTCATCATCATGCGCATTGTATTCAAAAACTTTTTCAACAAACTTAGAACAAATAACACCAATCTGTACATTATCATACTTCACAAAAACTTCTTTGTAAGAAAACTTATTTTCATCCATTTCATCACTCCTAAAAAACTTTCTACATATCAACTAATATTCTAATAAACTTTTTATATTCTTCTTCTGAGCTTAGATAAAACTTATTGCAGCCATTCATTACGTCTTCAAAGTTTAAGTACTCAATTTCATAATCTAAAAACTTTCTATATAAACTTTTGAATTGCGATTCACAAATATAATGCTTAATAACTAATATACCGTTCTTATCATAATTACACCTATAAAACCTTTCATCTGACATATAAACGCATACAACATGATCTCCGTATTGTACAAATAAACTTTGTGTATTATTGATCATAAACAGTTTATTAAGTTCATCACCTATATTTATATATTTTTTATTGTTCATAAACAGCTTATTAAGTTCATCACCTGTATTTATATATTTTTTATTTATATGTTTTTCTGTTAAAAACTTTGGTAATTTGTGTTTCATTTTCTTTACTCCTTAAACTTTTCTAATAAACTTATTTCTGTATAATTATCGTGGAGGATAACAAAATGACAGAAAATGAAAAAAGTAATGATGGTGTTCAATCTAGAACTAAAGGCACAGTCAAGAAAGAAATACCATCAGAAGGCGGAAAATAACCTCCATAGTCACTATCGTTGTTCGATGGTGACTATTTTCATTTCATCATTAATAAAAACTTTTGCTCCTGGCAATGCACAAGCTTCTGAAAAACTTTTCTCAGATACACTTTTTCTTGGTACTATAGTAAATTCACCAGTTCTTTCTGAATGCATTTCAATATATCCGCACGCAATAAAACTTCCTTCTCTAGTATAGAAATATCCAATTGTCATGTTATCACTTTCAAAAACATCTTCCTGAATAGTTCCAAAAGTCATTTCAGACAATCCTTTGCCTTTTCTAATCAAATTAACTAATGCTCTAAAAAACTTAATAACATGAGCATGTACAGTAAACGAACTTATTAATGTTAATAAAAATGTAATCAAAACACTTTTATAAATATTCCATTTCAAATAATCACTAAAGAAGAAGCAAACAAGAATATTAAACAAGGATAAGATCATCAAATACAATCTTTCTTTATCTGCTCGGTCTTGTTCTTCAATCACATTTGTGCATGTTAAAACGTAATAATTTAAATATCCACATCCACCAGCTGCAGCAAACACTAGTAAAACATCTTTTATGAAATCTTCCACAATATCACTCCTATTTATCTGCAATCGTTTCTACAAAACAATTATAATAAACATATCTTTTTCCATCATAATCAAATTTTACATATCCGCCATCATTTGTTTCAATATCAATTCTACCTTCATAGCTAGCTATAATTTTTCCATCTGCTGTATACACATTGATTATTCTATTCAATCCACCATTCATATCTGATTTTATATCAGTACCCAAGCGATCCATAGATGCACATCCAAATAAGGAAACGCCAAGCATTCCAACCATTAATAATTTGTATAATTTATTCATTTTATTTCCTTCTTTCTATGTCCGATAACTATATATTATCAGACTAACTACAAACCTTTTAAAAGCCTAGTAAATAGGCTACTTTGTAACACTTTTCTAAAATAAAAACTTTATGAAATTTTCAACCACGTATTTATGCAATTAATCTCATCTTACTTCACCTACTTCAATCATCTTTGCCGCTTGTAAAATTCCTGCCTTAATCCACTTAGATTGATCATCATTATCAAAAACTCTTTTTGCGTTTTCTCTTAAGCCTTTAACAATAGCATCAATCGAGACTTCTTGGTTTTTCTTTTCAAGAATGTATTCAATAGCATCATCACATTTTCCAACCTTATTTGCCATAACAACAACATAGCCTTCATCTAATGCTTTTTGCAATTCTTCAAAACTTTTCCCATCAAAAATGTATGATCTGATTACTTTCTGCATTGTTCATCCTCACTTATTTATTCAAATCTCCATATAATTAATAACACCTGGTTATTGGAATTAAAGTAGTTATTCTTCCATTGTAGACAGGTATCAACGTAGTGCTGCAATGTGATGATGTATTAGACGATGTATTATTTGAGTCATCAGAAACAACAGCTGCACACAACACAATTAAAACAATTGTAGTAATAAGCGTACCAAACAATATTATTTCACAGATATAATCTCCAATCCATTCACCTATTCTTTTTAACATATCAATCATTTGCTTAAATCTCCCATGACGAGCTTTTTTAGCTCTTTCTTCATTGCGTAATACATTTTCATTCTGCTACAGTACTTTTCTCCTGAAAGCTTTTCAAATGATTCTCCGTTGATATAATGACGTTTCATATATAAACGAATATCATCATTTGGAATAAGATCAATAATTGTTTCAACTTCTCTCATCTTTCCTAAGATAAGATTCTTGTCATCTTCAAGCACTTTTTCTTTTGAAATAAACTTTACAAGAACATCATTTGTAATGTCCTTATTTTTCTTTGAATCCAACCTTTGTTCAAACGATGGAGATTTTGGATCTGAAAATTCTTTTTTACGAACTTCCAAATCCTTCAAAATTCCATCTAACGATTTAAACTTTCTTTCATAGATCTTGAACATTTCAAGTTTTTTAATCAGTGTATCCACCTGAACATCTACATATTCTTCATAATCCGTTTTACTCATTTTCTCTCCTATGCAATCTCTTCAATTTCCTCAATGCTGCATGATGGAAATTTCATATAGAACTTATACATTGCCATACTTTTTGATTCCTCCTGAACTTCCATCACACAAATATTATTGTCTTTGATATATTTAATCCTGTATTTCTTTAACATCCTTTTTTTCCTTTCTAAAATAAATCAAAGGAATTTGGGCATTAAAAATGCTCCATCCATTATTCAATAAATATTCGATATACTCTTTATTACGTTCATTAGCCCACGCTACCTTGTATTCATATTCAGGCTCTTTATTTTTTTTCAAATATTCAGGCACTTTTATTTTGCTTCTATCAAATTCTTTTGGTTGATATCCCTTCATGCTGATCATTTCGTCTCCTCAAATCCATCATAAGAACTAGCATACATACATCTGTATGTAGCTAATTCCTTTTCCTTTTGTTCTAATTCAAAAATCATTTGCTTGTTCTGATATTCTAAATTGTTGATTCTTCCAGATACAACAACCGAATACAGAACCATTTCAATAATTCCGCCGAAGAAAAATCCAACAATAAAATAACTCATCACTCAGTCCCTCCGACAAATTCAATCTGTTCTCTGTCTACGCAAAATCTAGCACCATCATTAAATTCGATGTCGTACAAATATCTAGTTGTGCCGACAAGCACACATATGTTTTGCTGATGAACAATATTACCAACTTGACCGATGTAATCTTCTTTGTGTTTACCAGTACTACTAATCAATTCTTCTTCATACGTATCATCTAAACTCAGTAATATAGCTTTCTGCATTATTTGATTACCTCACAACTTTCTAGAATATCTTTAATCAATTCGTCACCATTAATATTCTTGAAATGTCCTTTTTCTTTCATTTCTTTTAGTAAACCCATTTCCTTGAACTTAAAATCAACCGAAAAATGTTGTAATAAATCATATTCAAATTGAGTTAATTTATATGCTGACTTTTTTGTAAGGCTCTTTAAGCCATTCTGTTACACAGTCATCATGTGTATAATCATTACAAGGCATATAAAAGTCACATCTTTTATCGCATACCGTCTCAATACATCTTTTCGGCTTTCCATCAACCACAGCTAAATCGCCCATAAAGAGTTTTACTATGTCCTCTTTAAAATGCTCAAGGTTAGTTTCTTCTTTTGCTTTTTCTTCTTCAAGCCATCCTAATTCTTTACATTGTTGAGTAATAGCCTGCATTTCCTCACAATTAATTTGTACACAATCAATAACTCCTCTTGCTTTACAAAATGTCTTTTTTTCGAGATAAAAATCAATTGTGATATTTTTTTTATAGTTTCTATAAGGGAGAACTATATCTTCGAGATATGTTCCTTCAGGTGCACGTTCATATCCTAATTGTCTAAACATTTCTCTAGCGTTCATTATATCCACCCCAATTCTTCAACCTGTTTGTTAACTGCTTTTAATGTATCTATATCAAACTCGTAAGGAGCAGTAAACGTATAATCTCCGTATTTTGAACTAAAATATCTAAACATTATTGAAAATGTAATAATTTTATCAATACCATTATCGGCTTTTTTATACTTAATAAAACAGCCGTCATTTCTTATTCGCTCAAACCCTAACTTTTTAAACATTTCTTCAGCAGTCATATTCTTCTCCTAATTTGCTTATAGCCAAATACTCAACATTTTGTTGACCTTCATACCAATCATTTAACCAACATACAGTAAACCTGCAATAATCATATGATGCACATTCAATCGAATAAGTCCATTCTTCTTCAAAATCATATTTGTATCTCAAATAAACAAAAAAGCTACCATCATCATTTTCTTCCATGTAATCATTTAATTCTTCTTCTGTAATTCCCTTTTTCAATCGAATAAATTCAATTGAAGGTATTTTAATATCGCTCATTAAATCCACCCCAATTCCTTACACTGTTGATTAATCGCTTTTAATTCATCTTCAGTTAAACTTTTTATTGAATTTGCCATTCCACATTCCGTATACGAATAAAAAATTTTATCTTTTAAATTAAATTGAATTATGTGACGCATAATACTTCCTTTTTCGTAGAAAATGCAATCGCCAAAAGCACGTTTTTTATATCCTAGCTTTTTAAACATTTCTTTTGCATTCATAAGTAAATTCACATCCTAATTCTTCAATTTGTTTTTGAATAGCTAATATCTCTTTGATACTTAAAATTTGTGGAAAGCATCCACCTTTTGGGCCAAAGTAATGAGCGTTATAAGTTTTATCCTTCAAATCGAACTGAATATAGCAAAAGCTATCTCCGTTAGGCTTTCTATATGAAATAAAACGTTCATTTAGTATTCTTTCTTTTTGATATCCTAACCTTTTGAACATCCCTTTAGCACTTATTTTCATTTTGATTTCCCTTATATGGATTAGGCAGTGGCATCCAAGCTAATCCTTCTAAATCTTCACCGCTTTCAAGCTCATAAATACCGCAATCTGGCGAATCCCATAAATCAATCCAAATACTTTCATCGTCAAGCATACATTCTGCATCAGATACGAGTATACGCTCACCAATATCAGGCAACTCACAATTAAGTACACCTTCTTCATCAAAAGTGAACGGAATCCATTTACTTGTTGTGCATTCTTTCTTAATCCATTTAAGATGACCTAAAAACTCTTTTATCATATTAACCTTTTGCTCAGTATCATTGATTTCTTTCGTTAAACTACTTAGATAATCTTTCTTCTCTGCATAATAGTGAAGTTCGTCTTGCTCGGCTTTAATTAAAGCTCTGATATCTTCTTTTAGACGTTCGTTTGCTCCATTAAGTTGACTTTGATACATCTCAATTAATGTACCAATTCTTTCTTCAATCATTTTCTTTCTCCTTATAAGGTTCAGGGAATGGCTTCCAAGCCACAACCTTACATTTATTCAATTTAGCTCTCTTTTCTAGTACCCATTTACCATCAGTTGTATGTGATGATTTAACAGTTCTTACACCATCTTCGTATTCAATAGTCACAAGCACCTCTTTTGATTGCGTTCTCCAAAGTGCATTGCTCCATTTATCTGTTCCGTACAATTTAGCAAAAATGCTATCATGTTCTCTAGGAAGCCTTCCTGAAACAGGAATCCACTCATATAAATCTACTTTATTAACTTTGCACCGTATATTTCATTTTCACTAGGCAACAAATCAAATTCTCTATATGACACGTAATCCCTTATGGCATCAATAATTGTATTTAAAGCTTCCTTATATTTATTCATAGCATTGTAACACCTCAATTCCTAACTTTTCATATTCTTCTTTAATTAATTCTTTGTAATTTTCAAAATATTCTCCGTCAAAAAAAACACATTTGAGGTAATAACCATTAAATTCTTCAACTTTTTTATTTTTCAATAATTCATAATACAAGTTGCGTAAATTTCCTCCATAATTATTTATTATTGTTGATAAATCATCTTCACAATAAATATTTCCATTGTATTCGTATTTCTTATTCATATTTATTTATTTTCTCTCTTATATTCCCCTGTTCTTACATACTCAAGTGATTTAAGAATCTCTTCTAAAATCATTAATTTAGAATCATATTTACATATTATTTTGAATTGCGTAAACATTTGTTCATTATCATTTACTTCTAATTCATCATCTAAAAACGCTTTTTCAAGTTCTTTTGATTTACGAAGTTCATCAATTTTATTTTTTAATGCATCTATTAATTCGTTAAGTCTTAATTCAACTTTAGACATCCTCTTTCTACCCTTTACCCTTCTAAGCATTCATGCTGCATGATGCAGTACATTGCTTTAATAACACTTACCACTTCGTGCCAGGTCATACACTCAATGATTGTTTTATAATTATCTTTATTTTCATCTGAGTAGTCCATGATCAAGTCGTAAGTTTTACGTGAATCATCACTGTATTCAAGGAAATAAGCATATTTAGTGCAAGCATTTATCGATTCTAGCTTAGCCTTTGTTTCCAGATACTCTATATCCATCATTTTATTTTTCCTCTAACTGTTTCATATCATAACCACTACTAACAAATTTCATTGTCAATTCATGATTTATACAGTTTCCTAATTTTGTGTAAATCAATTCCATTTGTTCTCGTGTAAATTCCGCATCAAGACATTCATTCACTTTTCTTAAAACATTGTCTTGATACTTTTTATTCTTCTTGGCATATCTGTATGGCATTGCTTTAAAACTACTTCTGCTGCACCATTCAAGTAATTTGTACTTCACTTCGTCAACTGTATTAACATCACCTAAATAGAAATATAGATTTGTTTTTGGAATCAGAATTAGCTCTTTATTGTGATTTATGAATGATCCATAGAAGATATTCATAATTTTAGATATATAATCGGTTAAATCATCATCTGTTCTTCCGTTCCAAGCGTTTATTGCTGCTTCCTTTGATGCGTAAATGTAGCTGCCTTGCGAACTATCGGAATCAGTAGCAATTGGACAACAGCTTGTTGAATGACTTATATCGTGCATAACTACATATCCAACTCCACTGTATGGATTTTCTAAATAGGATTCATCTTTAAAGTTTCCTTCATCATCAGTTAGTTGTAGTCTTGCTCCCCCTCCACAAAAGGGGCATGGCCTTAATTTTTCATTCATTTTCATTCTCCTTTTAACTCATTAATTTATTTTTGTAACGATTATCCAATTCTTCCATAACATGCTTTCCACCATATAGTTTCGATGCGTAAACAATGTAGTCTAATTCATCTAGCATACTGTTCATCAAATCTTTATTGGTACAGACAAATTTAATATTCTTTTGCAAAGATAAATAAGTTTGCTCAATTTGTTTATCGATTTCAGAAGCACTGCTTTTATCTAATCTGATAAAAGTATTTATTTTTATAGCATCTTCTCTTTGCTTTTTTCTTTCCTTTTCTAAGTTTTTTTTCAATTCTTTATTATTCATTTTCTTTCCCTGCCTTTGCATATTTTAACGATTCAATAAACATTTCAAACAATTCATTTTCTCTCATATATATTTCAATCGTTTCGACATATAATTTAAGATATTCATAACGTACATCGTCCAATTTCTAGATTAAAAGATTTTTGCGTTTTTTGATACTTTGGTTGTTCTCATCAATGTATCCTTCATACACTTTAATTAATGCATCAATTCTTTCTTCAATCATTTCTGTAGTTGTCATTTGTTTCTCCTTTTATTCATCAATAAAATTTATGATATACGTTAATTCTTTCATTCTTTCTACCGCTTCTTCTTTAATGAATTGCAAAGCTGTTCTCTTTGCTTCTTCCATACTCCCAATCAAACAAAAAGGACTTTTCCATTCTTCAAAATACAATGTGTATCGTAAATCAAACATTTTTTCTTCGTTCGTGTTTGGCTGAAGTGTTACGATGGATGCAATTGTTCTGCTTTCATTGTAGGCATCAACCAATTCAAGCTGCATTACTTCGTGTCTATCAAAATTTCTTTTTTTCCATTCTAGTTTCATATTTACCTCACATTTTTAAAATAGTCTTTTCTCTTCAATACGCTTCAATCTATAACTTATTCGTCTATATTCCTGATAAAATTTTGTTTCTCCTTTTATAATTCAACATTTTCAATTAATGCTCTTTTTTCAAGAACGGATAAATACAATCCCATGTATTTTTGTTGCTCTCTTAATAGTTCAAGTGGGCAATCATGTTTTGTTACTTCTTTGCCTAGCATTTCTTCAACTTCAATTTTGTTGCAGAAATTCTTCAATTTCTCATATCTGATTTTTACTTGGTGATATTCTGCAATGAATCTTTCTTTGTAATCTTCAGAGTTCATTAACTCTACTGTTTCTTTTAATTCCATGTTGTTTTTCTCCTTTTTTTCTTTGATTTTTGTAATCTCAATTGATGATGGATAAACTTTCAAAACTTCTTGCTTAATTTCAAAAGATTTTCGATTTCTAATCTTATCCATAACTTCTTTTTCTGAATCAGCTTCTACGATTTCTGATAATCGAGCGAATATATTCGATTTAAACAAATATTTGTCCATGTTTATCTCCTTAAAATAATCTCTTTTCTTCTATTCTTTTTAACCTGTAGCCAATCCTTCTATATTCCTCGTATACAGGTTTCCAAATTAATTCACATTGCTTTCGCTCATTTGGAAGATACTTTTCCATAACTTCCAACTAATCCTGTAGATGTATCGCAAATGGGCATCCTTTACATCCTGTTCTCTTGAAGTTGTAAGGTGGATAGTAAAGCTTGCATAATTTAACGTTTCTTTCTTTTACGTACCATTCCATCCAATCATCATTCAAAGGATTTAAAGGTTTGAATTTAACAACTTCATTGTTTTTAGTTAATATGCATCCTTCGTGCATTGATCTAATTCCGCCCTCAGCTTGTCGAGTACCAATAATTGCAATTTTCCTTTTATTTTGTTCTTCCCATTTATGTAATGGTTTTTTCTTCAACTCATTACAACAATTTGGACTTAAAGGAATATTGAAATCTTTTGAAAATTGGTATTTCAGTATACCTGGGCATTTAAATTTGGCGGATGCCTCTACTCCACTTGCCTTTACACCTTCATAATAATTTCGGTTTGTTTTTTCAAAATCGCCTTTTAATTGAAATCTCCGCACCTGTTCTGCGTGAAATTTTGATTTAAAAGGATAGCCTTTTTCTTTTAACATTTGTGGAATGTTCACTTTGGAATTTACAATGACAAATCTAAAATCATTTTCTGTCAATTCCTCAACGAACCTCCGTATATCGTTATATTCAATCCCTGTATTCATAAACACCCTTGGTATTTGATTTCCAGGAATTGCTTCATCAATTAAATGATGTAAAACTGTACTGTCTTTTCCTCCTGAGAAAGATATGTAGAAGTTTTCTTCCCCATACTTCTCAATCGTCTTTTTTATTACTTCTATTCTGTCGAATAGAATAAAATCATTTTCTGTCATAGGATCTTTCACCTGTTATTAAATATTCATTTAATTTTCTATAAATATTTTTTTCGTCGCTTTCAAAGGCAACATTGCTTGCTAAATGACACGCTTTTCTTAAATAATCTAATTCTTCATCCGACATAACATATCCTTTAACAGATACCTTACAAACAACATTTCTGTTTTCTTCAGCAACAACTTCCGAATTATTTTCTTCTGTTCTTTTATGTTTTACATGATCTTTCCCGGTTAATAGTCTATGTAACCAAATTGTACAAAGTGGACTATCAACACCTTTAAAATCAAGATACATTGATCGTAATTCTAATTCTTCAGTAAAATAACATGGATTGTATTTTTTTAGCTCACCATCCACATCAAATGCATCATATGGTTCTAAACCATTTTCTTCCATGAATTTTTCAATCACTTTTAATTCAATCATTCTATTTCCTCCAATTCCAATTCTTCACATATTTTTACGATTATAAATCCATTCCTTGAACGCTTTATTTTTCCTTTTTTCTGTTTGGAACACATGGATCTAAATGTATTGATTGTTGTTTCTAAAAACAATGCACATTCATATTCTGTTCCAATACAAACAGGAAGATCATCCTTGTATATTCCATATATTTTTCGTGCCATCAATTCAACCTGTAATTCTTTCCAGGCTCTTTCTCGATTTCAAAGAAGAAACCATTGCACTTTTCAACAATTCGGCCAACTACCGCTTCATTTATATCAATCATTTCCTGGCTTGTTCTTTCGCAGGATATGATCGTCTGCATGTTGTTGTTATAGCGATAATCAATCAAATCAAAGATTGCTTTATCATCCAATCGATTGGCACTAGATTTGAATAAATCATCTAGATACAAGATTTGAGCATGTTTAGCACGTTCTAGAAGTGAATAATCAAAGTTGCTAATAGAATTACTCAACTCAATATATCTGACGTACAGAACGCGTTTATTTTGTTCGAGCAACCAATTACTGATTCCTGAACATAGATGTGTTTTACCGCATCCACTTTGTCCTAAAAACATCAGCCAATTGCAAGGCATGTGTTCTGCAAAATTGTTTTTACAATCCTGAATGTAATTCACTGCCATTTTTTTGATTGCTTCCTGCCACGGATCAGATGCAACAAAATCATTGATTCGTTTATTCAACAGATCTTTTAAGCCACTGTTCTTTTTGTTCTTCTCAATCCACTCACTGCGATAGCTTGATAGTTTCTCACAGTCATTTCTTTTTGAACAGAACACCTTTGTTGCAGCCACCAAGTATTTCCCGTCGTAATACGCTGGCTTTTCCCAAATACCACATGCACCGGCTGCCATGCATTTATCACAATTGCTTTGGCAATGTTTGCTTTTAAGATATTTCTCATTATTCGCATCATTTTGTTTTTGGATTATTTCACTAACTGACTGCATTACATCTTCATTCCTTTCGTGATCACAAAATCATTTGTTTTTTGTTTAGGTGCTACACTGTTCAGATAAATTTCAAACTTAGATCCAAACAACGTGTCAGGCCTTAGATACTTGTTCATTTTTGTATCGTTTAACCAATCATAAGCTTTAACATCAATCACAAGCTTAAAGTCTTCTAACCTGAATCCTTCATTCCATCTAGCATGAATCTTATCTCTAGCAATTCGATTGCTATGTTTGTAATGCTTTGAACATTTAGAATTCAAGTAGTCAATAATTTCAACATAAGGGATTGTTTCTGATGCTGATAAATCAGTGTCGTCGGAACTTTCTTTTATATTTCTTTTATTAACTGTGTTACTAACTGTGTATATAACTGTCTTAGATTGGTCATTTTTGACTATTGTACATTGGTCATTTTTGACTATTCTACAATTGCCATTTTCGACCGTTCGATTAGTCACTTTTGACCAATCGATAGATAAAGCATTTTTTAGCTTTTGTCCTACTTCTCCAAACGCATACCAAGTTGTATGATTCCATGGATTTTCGTTATAGTTTCCCTTGACCAACAAGTCCAGTTCAACCATTTTATTTAAGATTCTTTTTATCTTTTGAACATTCCAATAAGGGAACATTTTATGCAATCCTTCATATGTATTGAACGTCCAATATTTCCCGTCCTGGAAGTTGTAATTATTCGCTTCGTTTTTGCTGATCCAAAAACAAAACATATCGAACATGATAGCTATTTCAACTCCATATTCATTCGCAATTTCTGCATCAAAACTGTGTTTCATTTTCTATCCTCAGAATAAAGATATTTCCTTTATTCTCTTTCTATTCCTTGTATTACTTTTAGGTAGAATCACAAGTTCAAAAAGCCTTCCATCTACCTGATAAAAACGATATGCTGCACCCATGCAAGAAATGTTTTTTCTTTGTACAAGTGCAGCTGTTATTCCATATTCTTCAAACATATAAACTGCATCAGGAACTACCTGTAGAACCTCATATGATGCATTTTGAACCTGAATAACATCTCCTGTATTAACATTAGTAGCTTCTTTCATTTGTTTCTCCCGTCTTGTATAATTACCTCTTTACCTACTCCTTTTCGCATAACTCAATGATTCAAGATTCTGCTTTTTCATTTTCCTTGTTGTACGAACATAGATTCTTGTAGTTTCTAAACTAGAATGGCCCAAAATGTCAGCTAGTTCTGCAATCGCATTTTCACCATTCTGCATCAAATACTGAATGGCAAACAAATGCCTAAATGCATGTGGATGTACTTTGCCAAGCTTAATCCCTCTGCATTTACCAGCAATCATCTTTAAATCTCTAGACAACACACGAGCGTTTACAGGGCTTTTCTTATCAGAAGAAGTAAATATATATCCTTCTTCAATTTTGTTGTCCTTGCAGTATTTAAGAAGTTCTCTACGCAAGTCTGAACGTAGAATGATTCCTCTTCCTTTTCCTTTGTTCATAACATACACATTGTCATCCGTTACTGCTTCCACAGTAAAGAACTGTAATTCGCTCAGCCTAATTCCCGTATATCCAAATACCTTCATAACCTCGTATAGGTCTATACGGTTGATTTCCTTGGCTTTTTTCAATAGTCTTTGAAATTCATTAGGCTCTAAAATATCATCCAAAGAATCATCTTTCTGGACTCTTACGTTCTTCAATAAATTCTTTGAATAATATTTTTTAAGTTTCAAGAAATTGAAATCATCATCTGAATCTACGATTTCTGCATATTTAATGAATTTATTAATGATCACAATATAGTTGTTTACTGTACTGATTTTATAATCATGCAGCAGTTTATCTTTAACACCAACTATATCGGACTTTTGTATTTCACCATCAGGCAATGAGTTAACAAACAAAGTAGCAACATGTTTGTATTTACGAATGGTATTCTTACTTTTCTCATCCGCTGTTTCTTCTTTTATGAACCCGTTAATTTTTGTTTGTAACTCATCCTTAGTCATATTACTTAACTACCTGGATGATTGTTGAAACCAAGATCGTAGTAGATAAGAACACACATACATTCAATGCAAGTAAAGCAATATTAACGATCGTACATGCAACTACATAATTCTTTGGCTTAGGTTTCAAATTAAGGAGATACTTGTCATCTAACTTACTGATCTCATAGTTATCGAAATCGGGAATCACCCAATTTTCTTTTTCTTCTTTTTTTGCCATTTTCATTACTCCTTTAATTTTCTGTGATATAATAATCATGTGGTTAATTTATGCAGGGCTCACTACCCTAGCACGCTTGGTCAAGCGTGCTTTTTATTTGTTCCTTCCAAATGTCATTAAGCGCACTTTTAGTCTCAGGAAAATACTCAACAAATAACGGAGTAGGAACTGCAAGAATCTTTCCAAGCATAGTGTCTCGATATGATCCTTCAAATATTTCACCCTTTTTATTTTTTTGTCTGCGTAGATTATGTAAAATCTTTCTAGCCTGTGTATCTTTTACAGGTAAAACAAGCATCACATCTCTAACAGTCACATATGCTTTCATTTTTCTTCGTTCTCCTTTCCTTCTGAGCCTTTTCTTTTGCTCTGAGTCAAAATACATGCGATAAAACCTCGATCATACTCGTTGATGTCATATCCCATCTTTTCGAGCGTATCCAAAGCTTCTTTAGTGACATTTTCCTCATCAGTCATTACATCCCTCCTTTTAAAATACTTTTTGTATGTTACACATACATTATAAGTATGCGTTGCATACTATGTCAACTTTAAATTATTCAAATAATTTGTTTTTTTGTATACTCGGCATACTTTTTAATGTATAATCACAGTGTAAGCAGTTAAGAGGTGAAAATCGTGGAAGAACATATAGGGTCGAGAATATATAAAATACGTAAACATTTTAATTTGAGTATGGAAAAATTCGGTAAACAAATAGGTATCTCAAAAGGTTCAATCAATAACATTGAAAAAGGAACTACCAATCCATCAAGCCAAACCATCAATTCTATATGCCGAGAATTCAACGTTGACTATGTATGGTTAACTGAAGGTATTGGAGACGATATGTTCATTTCTATACCTGATTCAAAAATAGATCAGCTAATCGAAGATTATGGATTAAAGCCAGAAGATAAATGGCTTGTGCGAGGATACCTTGAAGCACCGCCGGATATAAAGCAACAAGTTGCAGATTATTTGTGGTCAATTGTAAATAGAGAATTAGCTAAAAGAGAAAAAGAAAAGAACAACAAATAGGTTGTTCTTTTTTGGTTAGATTTATTGTATGATTAATATAGAAAATGGAAAGCGTTTACTTGACGTAAACAAAAGAGGGTTAAAAAAATGAAATTATTCAAAACTATTGGGATTGCTACGCTTGCACTATCTATGTGCACAGGATGTACAAGCTACAAAGAAAGAGTTAAAGCTGATAACCAAACAGAAGAAATCACCGACAGAGAATCAGATGATTTAAAAGCAAATTCTTTTGAAATTGGTGATTTTACTATATACTTACCTGAGTATTTTCAAAATGTCGTAAGTACAAAAGAAGGGCTATCATTCAGGGCGGATGAAGGATATCCTATTTTAACCATCACTTTAATGGATATGGAATTGAATAGTGAAGCAGCGGATGCCTTTATGGATGCTTTAAAAGACAGAGATGATTTCATGGAGGATACCGATACAAGTTATGGAATAAAAACATTAAATAGTGCCGGTCGTACTGTATATTATTCAGAAGTAACAGGAAATTTGACGTTAAATGATGATGACAGTAACAACGATACAAGCACACCGTCAAAATGCTTTATATATCTTTTATCAAATAACAACAAAACATCATTTATCAGTATGATATTAATTCAGCCTAACGAAGGATTGAAATACGATTACGAAAATGAATTTGATAGTATTGTTGATAATGTAGTTGTTAACGATAAAAAAGAGGAAGAAGAACAAAGCAATACAAATTCAACCACTTCAAACTCTTCTTCAAACAATTCATCTTCTTCACCAACTACAACTACTCCAAGTACAAATTCAAATGCATCAACTCCATCTCCAACAACAGGAGAAAAAAATGCACTAAGAACTGCAAGAGAATATTTAAATATTTCTGCATTCTCTTATTCAGGATTAATTCATCAACTAGAATATGAAGGTTACTCAACAGAGGAAGCCACTTATGCAGCTGATAACTGCAACACAAACTGGAACGAGCAGGCCGCTAAATCAGCAAAAGAATATTTAGACATATCGTCATTCTCTCGACAAGGATTAATAGATCAATTGATTTATGAAGGTTATACACAAGAACAAGCAGAATATGGTGTAACACAAAACGGATATTAAAAATATAAGCTAGGGTAAATTCCCTAGCTTATATTTCTTCTTTGCCAACTACTTCATCAGACCAAATTTCTTCTTGCTTCATTTAGCCTTCATAGCATTCAAATCTTTCTGCAATTGCGATTCTCTTTTGTTCTTCCATTTAGTATTCTTCTTTTAAATTTGCGCGTAAATACCTATAGGTATTAGTGTTATTCATTTTTAGATGATAACAGCAGTCTTTGTGCATGATTATACAAAATTTGCAGATCATCCACGTTAAGTTTTTCTGCTAGGATAATTAATTTCGTTATCCATAAATCCCTTTCCATAAGATCATCCCTTTCCATTCATTTTTTATGAATAAAAAGAAAAACGTTTTCCTTATTCTAATATAATAAGTCTTAAATTCTATATGTCAATGTCTGTTTAGTATTAAATTGTACAAATATAATACTAAAATGTGCAAATGGTTATAAATTACATTACCAGTCTCGGATTTTTTTCGGGGGGGGGTAGAATTTTTAATGTACTTTTGGTTATATTATTAATAACTTATTTTGCTTTGTAAATATTTATTAATATTTTGCATTTTTCATTACTCTTTTTAAAATGTGATGTTATTATTCATGTGTACATGATAAATATTTTAGGCTTTTTTCTATTTCCTCAAGAAAAGATTAGCAGAGAATGAAAAACAGATAGTGGTGTTGAGCAGCATACACTATCTGTTTTTCATTTTATATTCATTCATAACTTGTTTAATATCTTCACCAACTATATTCCAATCATTAGATAATGCTATATAGTCGTCATAAAACGATCCTATTTTAATCTCAGCCTTTGGAAACAAGTTTATATTTTTAAGTCCTTTTATTACATAATCGATTATCTTCATACACACCTCTAACTATTTTAGTTTATAAACAAAAAAAGACCTTGTCAAATGACAAGGACCGATTCAGTGACATCCGCTTTTGCGTTGCCAAGGTAAATTAATCAATGGTATACAACTATGTTGCTACCAAGGTTCATTTTGTGTATATGATGGGGCGATAGTTCCCACATCTCATCAGAATTTACATTCCTACCCTTGACACTTTCGTGCGCGATAGCCATCTTTCTATCCTCACATACACAATCAGAATGTTTTCTTTCAGTCAACAGACCTATCCAACTTGAGGTAAACACATACAACCCTACGGAAGCTATAAACACTATGCATTCTGGAACACAATGTTTAATCATAGCTTAACAGAATCAAATCTGTAAAAGTCTCAATCACCACATATTCCCTTATAAATGGGTGCTAGTTAAGACCTATTTATATTAACATTATTTATATCTCATTTACAACAACTTATTCATCATATCTACAATACTCTTATCTTTTGTATCAAACCAGTGTGCATATGTATTATGCAATGTTTCAACTGTATCTCCTAAGCGTTTGGCTATGTCAAAATCTGAGAATCCAGCTCCTGCCATGTTATTAATTAGAAATGATGCGTGTGAATGTCTAAAATCGTGAATTCTTATTTTAGGCAATCCATCATCTTTTTCTTTTGCCTTATTGTATGCATCATCAAATCTTCTTTGTACCGTCTGAGGTGATATTGGTTTATAGTATCCAAATACAAATTTATCTTTTGTGAAATCATCCCATTTAGAGCATTCTAAAAACCATTCTCGAAGCATTTTAGATAATGTATTAGGCATTGTGATAGTTCTATAGCTATTGTTTGTTTTTGGCGGTGTAAGCCATTTATTAGGGTCTTTCTCTTTGTATCTATATGTTTTGTTGATGTCTATCGTTTGCTTCCTAAAATCAATGTCCTTCCATTGTAGGGCCATGGCTTCACCTTTTCGTAATCCCATATAGAATAAAACAGAATAAAAGCATTTCATCATTTGTTCATCTACTTCTTCAATAAATAAATCAAAATCATATTGCTGCCATATTGTCATTTCTTCTTTTCTTTCATTCAATCTAAGATCACGTTTCACATATGTCATTGGATTTGATTGGATGTATTCAGAAGTAACACCAAATTTATATAGCTTATTTAAAAAGAAATATATTCTTGATACGTATGCTTTTGAATATTTATCATCAAATTTGTTGATCAAGTTTTGCATTTGTCTTTTATCTAGAAAATCAATATCTTTCATTTCCTTAGAAAGAACAATGTACAAATATTCATCTGATTTTAGTGTTGATTCTTTTACGTACTTTTTGTTGTACTCCTTAAAAGCTTTATATAGTCTATCAAAATTCATATCTGATGGAAGCATAAAGAAATCTTTTCTGAATTCAACCTCAGCTTTCTGTGCTTCCCATTTAGAATCAAAACCTCGCTTACGATATCTCTTTATACATTTACCATCCTTATATATTTTTCCGGCAAACATATATTTTCCTGTCTTCTTATCTAATTCCACTGCCATTTTTGTGCCCTCTTATATGTCCATAATATGCAAAAAAGGGGTATAATTCAATATTTTAATATCAAATTATACCCCAATATACCCCAAAGTAAATAAAAAAGCCTTTAAATAAAGGCTTAAATTTCAATGGAGCAGATGAGGGGATTATAAAAATACCTCATATCTATTGATATTTGATGTTATTTACATCATTATCTACGTGTTTTGATAGCACTTTGTTGTTTTGTACCCCAAAATGTACCTCACTGCTTCCGCAAGAAAGATAATACAGTATAAACCATATTATGTCAAACAATTTTTTATATTTTTTTATTTTATTCAATTTCTGTTAATGGTGTTGGGTCAACCCAAACGCCACCAATCTTGACAATATTCTTTTGAACATTCACTGCATCGACTCTGATTCTAGATACATAGACTACTGCATTTGTGGTATGCAATACATTGTCATTATATCCGTCTGAATTAGGTACTTTGTCTACCATACGAATAGGAAACCAACCGCCTAATTTAGACAAGTAGCAACATAAATCATCGCCAATTTTCTTCAATCCTTGATTGCCAATTTTCATATGTACAGATGTAACATAGCTTCCTTCATGCAAGATTTGGTCGATAGCTTCTGCGCTAGACTGTGTAGCGCCTACTGGTGTATGGGGGTCTGTATCAATACCCGCGTCATTTGTCCATCCAATAGCTACTCCATTGCGATCAACACGATATGGATATTTTGTTCCTTTAATTACTCTACCAATGACACCTGACCAATCACCTTTTTTAACTGTAGAAGTTCCGTAGCAATTCACACTCAATGTGTTTGTACAGATAGGTAAATTAACTGAATATTTTTCTCCACTTGGAGTTGTAGGTTTTGGTGTTTCAACCTTTCCATCTAACTTTGCATTTACTTCATTAGCCAATTGTGGCATACGTGCTTCCAACCATGCTCCAGGGCAGGATGTAGCCGCAAACATTTTGTGCATAGTCAATGATCCGCTAGAATTTCCTGTATAGTTCAATCTAAATCCATATCGTTTACAAATATCAACACATAGATTCACCAAGCTATCCCAAGTAGCTTGCGTCATTTCTCCAGTTGCGTTATTAATGTTTCCACATTCAATTGTAATTGATTGAGAATCATTCAACCAATTTGAACTTGTCCATGCAGCATTTTCTTCATCAACACTGCATGCAATGTCTCCATTAATTCCAATACAATAATTGGAAGATGCTTGACGAGTATTTCGTGCAAAATAATCTGCACATTGTTTACCACTCCATGCCGCAGCCATGTAGTGTGGAGTGATTTTACAAACCTTATATCCAAAACGGCCATCATAATGTTGTGATGTTCTGTTACAATATGTTGCTAATCCGGAATACGACATTCTTCATCTACACCTTCTTCCTTGCCATTGCTTAATTCTTCTTTTGCTTCTTCTGATAGATTCTCATAATCTACTACTTTTTCTTCATCATTCATTATTATTCCTCCGGTACACTAATTTCAGGTAATCCGCCAATACTAGTCAGCAACGAGACGATGCCTGACAAAACCGCTGACGAAATTACTACTCGCCAATCAACGGCTTCCAATAATGCAGATGCTCCAATAACACCAACAGCAGTTTGAGCAATTGTCTTTAATGCTCTGATACTTGCATAATAGCCATATTGAATCCACCATTCTTTACTATATTTTTTCATTTACAAATACCTCCTATCCTAATAATAGTATTTAAATCGTTTGTACACTGTACAAAATAAAAGACCGTATTTAACGGCCTTATTGATACATATTAAACATGTCTCGTATATGTGTCTTAATCATTGTTTTTTCTTCATCTGAATCAACGCATCCATGAATCATAGTTACGATTTGTTGCATACATTTCATAGTCTTATCTAATTCACGATGAGACTTTTCTAAATCTATATCACCTTTTGTACGCGTATATTCTTCTTTGAACGCTTTATATTTTTTCAAATGTTCTGCAAGCTTATAAACAATATCTTCTGTTTCTGGATCATGAATATTATATCCATCATTATCTTCTTTTAATCTTGCAACAGTTGAAACTCCATCTTTTCCTATCTCAATTTGATATTTATTTCTCATTGCTTCTATAGTTTCAATGTCTTTGATATTATCTAAAGCTTGAGATAATGCATGGAAATAAGATTCTGCATATCCATATTTCTCTAACATGTTTACTGACTCATGCATTATCTTCTCATTAACTTCCATTGCTTTATGCATATATTTCACCTACGCAATCTTTTTAATGATAATGTTTGCATTTTGGACAGATAGATCTAAACCACTGTTATTTGCTAATGCAATTGTATAAGATGCGCCACATGGAACTTGAATTAGAGTGTCTCCACTTACATTTCCATACGCACTTGCAGTTGCAACAGTATAAATAGATTGTGTTCCACCAATTGCTTCTCCATTTAGTTCAAGCACTAAAGAAGCTTGTCCTGCCGCTGCACTCGTAATATCCGCAGTATAAGTTACTTCATAGATACCTGGCTTTGTTAGTGTAAACAATCCACTTCCTAGATCATGTGCCAACCATCCTTTACATGGACACTGGCATGATTTGCTTCTTACACGATCTGTAGGAAACAATACATTATTTGAATTATCGACTGTCTGAACAGCCGTAGCAATACTATTAATCATTTCTTTTATCCTCCTATTAAAAATAGGGATAGCCTTTCGACTATCCCGTTAAATCCAAAGGCAATTGCCTAATCACATATGTGCTAGATTATAAGTTGTTGTAGCCATTACATCCACATCCGTTGTTATAAGCGTAATATGGTGAACATGTAATGTAAGCTGGTTTTGGTGTTGGTTGCAAAGTACTAATGATGTTTGCTGATTGTGCTTGTTGACTTAATTGGAAATTAGCCGTCAATAATTCACGGTCACGATCAGCTAAACGATCACGTAATTCTTGCATAGTGTTTGCATTGATCAACGCACGTGTTGCTTCACCTTCTGAATGAATTGCTGTTGTAATGTCACAAGTGTTTTTGAAACTTTGAGCATTTACATTGTCAATTGCTCGTTGAGTGTTGCAGCAACATTCTTGTTGCTGAGCTTGCAAGTTTTGAAGTCCTAACTGATTAGTATAGCGACTTTCTAATACATCACGTTGAGTTTGACAACCTGTTTGAGATACATTTGTGTTTGTGTTAAAAATGTCTCGTTTAATGAATTCTTCATTTAATAAAGAATCATTTGTTAGGTTTCCGTTGCCATATCCTCCATATCCAAATAATACGAAGATTAGCAAGATCCAAATCCACCAACCTCCGCCGTTTCCAAAGCCGTCATCTCTTTCAGCTAAGTTGTAAGTTGGTTGAATTCCCATTCCATTTTCCATCATATATGTTCTCCTTTCTTTCTATAATAACGGTTTATCCGTTGTTACCTGATTCCAAACTGTTTTGCCATTTGTTGAAGTTGTTGCTTTTGTTGTGGATTTAAATTACCCATCATCTGATTTAAAATCATTTGTGGATTTTGACCACTGTTCATAAGCATTTGAAATTGTTGAAATGCTTGTGGATTTTTCTGTGACAACATATTCATTAACATTTGCTGGGGATTTCCCATATTCATCATATTCATTGGATTCATATTACCCATAATACTTTTTAAAGGATTCATTTTGTTTGTGCTCCTTTCTTTGGTTGCTCATTAGCTTGTTTTGGTGGTTTGCTTAATGCACATATCAAATCATCTAATTTCTTTTCGATTCCATTTACACGATTTTCAATACTGTTAGAATTATCTTCCGTGATTTCTTCAAATTTAAATTTTTTAAATGTTCCATCTAAAGATTTCATATAAAAAATAGATTTATTGTTATCAAATAAAATCGTTGGTAAATTTGCATTCGCAAAGTTTCTAGCTTCCTGCTCATCGTTCACCCATTTTCCATTAAAATCAAAATTACCTTGTTGTTGTGGTGTAATCTGATTATTAATGTTGATAGGTGGAATATTTGCATACTGTTGTACTTGCTGAATTTGTTGATCTATCATTTGTCTTTGCTGCATCAAACTGTCAATTCGTGCTTGTGCTGGATTATAATTGTTATACATTTAAACCACCTCTTTATTACGCTTTAATTATATGGTTACGCAACAAATAATTTAATACTCGAATAATACTCATAAAATACCCAAAATAAAATGAGCAACCATTATAGATTGCTCACATATTTATCGAACATTTTTCTTGCTTTGCATACTCTGTTCCTTATGGTTTGTACTTCCATATGTAATGCATCTGCAATTTCGGTACATGACATATCATATACATATCTCATAATCAAAATCTGTTCATATTTCTTTCTTAATCCAACAGATTTGATAAGTATTAATGCATCATTAGGACGTATCTCTTTTAATCTGTTAGCTTTGTTAATATAAACCACCGCCTTAATTAAATTCGTTGGTTTGAATTAGCTTCGCAAGAACAATTATTCACATGATCATCTTTCCAATAACCACAACAAACAATAGTAGAATAAAGAACAATAATAACTAGGATTAAAACCGTAATAATCGTTCTACTTGTTTTATAGTTTCTTTCAATTAATTTTGAGCAAAAACCATAAATGTTATCTACTTTTTCTTCTACATTTTGAAGTTTCTTGTTTGCATCTTTAATATCCATTTTTATTAGGATGCTCCAACGCTTTTACCCGATTAAACAAAGTTTTTATTTGTTGTTTTAGTTCTGAAAGCTCCACTTCCATTGAATTGCTTCCTTTTTTTATTTCTGAAATTGAATCCTTTATATCACCTAAATCCGATTTAATATGTTCCAATTCATTCTTCAAAAATGCCATATTGGATATTTGCTCTCCATCCATCTTTCGTGTGCCACGATTATACGTAATAAATGCAATTACAAGCATGCATGCAGAAATAATAACACTAAGATATTCACCACTCATATTCGTTTTCCTTTCAACTTTTCATCCTATTTAAATGCAACAATTTACTAATTTCTTATTTAGTTAACTAACTAGTATTATGAATGTATCCATGTGTTTCCTTTATCTTGTGAAATATATACATGTGCATCATTAATTTTAAATACTAAATCAACCGTAAATGTTGCGCTTAGTCCTAATCTAAACCACACTCCAGATGATTGTGTGAAAGGTGCTACACCAGTTTTTGGTACAACATCCCAACCATCGTAGTAATGCAATCCATATGATAAATTATTAATATCTGGTGTTTTAGCCATATAGCCTTTTGCACTTGTATATTGTGCTTCTAAAACTTTAGCAACATCACTACCAACAATATTATTAAGATAATTATCCGCTGTTTGAAAATAAGTGTTATTAGCTTGTATTAATCCATCTACATTTTCAACACCAAATGCACCACTAAAAGTATTTACAATGTTTCCATTAAATACAGAATCATCCATTCTAACAACATATTCGACATCTTTACCAACTTCTAAATATAAATACAATAATCCATTTTCACTATCTTCTTTGTAATACAAAATATTATTATTATCGCTCGCATAAACTCCACGTAGTTTAAGTTCATTTTCATTATATATAATAAAATATTTATATGATCTTCCATCTCCAACATCAATATTAATAGGCATACGGTCATGAAAAATATCTCCTACCATATCTTTTTTTGAAATATTTGCAAAATTCCAATAACCATTTACTGCTGGTCTTGCTCTTAATATCATAATATTAACCTCCTATGTATGTTAATTTTATAAATTTAATGACTGAATCCATATATGGAATATACTCGGCAAACCATAGACAAATCGAATCACACATTGTATTTATTCTATTATTATTAAATAAACCATATAAATATAATTGCAATACAAATTCATCTATTTTATTTCCACTTAACATTGGATTTTCCCAATGATAAGGAACACGTAAATTTCTCCAAGCTGGACATAATCCAGTTTCAGTAATTGCTAATAGCTTACCATCTTGCTTTACTTTTTCCATATATAACATATATCCATCCCATACATTTATTGAATCTTGAATAGATGCGTATTCACCACTATGAATTGCCGGATATGCATTAATACCAATAATATCCATGCTATCATATGATAACGGTAAATTTCTAGTGAAATAATATGCATTAGCTTCACCGCTGAACGAAATACCAGCTTTTAAATTCTTTGTGTGAATTGCATCAATTACAGATTTTACAAAATCATCAAATTGTGTTTTTAATGTAACAACTTCACATTCATTCAATATATAAACAATTTTCAAATTTTTATCAACATTGAAATGCTCAATTAATTCATTTACTTTATTAATGTATTTTGTTCTTAATGTTTCATTTTCTGATAATAATTTTTTAGTTGATTCATTTGTATGAATTTTAAGAACGTCTTGTACAATACCTTTCGATTTACAAAATGCATAATATTGATCTAAATTACTAATTTCATTGTCTGGTACAAGTGTTCCACTTTCTTCATCATAATTAAGAGCAACATAAATATGAGCATTTTTAATACCAGCATCAACACATTTATTAACTGTATTTGTATAATCTCCATAAACCAAAGCCTGCTCAGAAAAATATAACTTTGAATGTTTATTAACTTTTTTTTGTAAACTAATAGCATTATACGAATTATTAAGTTTATCTAATAATTCTGTATGTAGCTTATTTTCTGTTATTGAACCATCTTGTACAGTTGTTGTTGCTTCCGGATGTTCAACAAGCCATGTTTTGATGATGTTTTCAATTAACTCATCTTTAATAATTAATCCGCCATCATTCAATACATCTATACGCTTACGTTCAACATCAATATCTGCTTTTAAATCATCGTTCTGTTTATTTATCATTCTTGATAATTCGTTATAGATTTGTGCAATTCTATCCTCTTCTTCACTACTAGGAGTATACGATTTAATATAAATTCCATCAGGTATAATTACAGATGCGATTTGGGTAGACCATTTTTGATCAATCACACTCGAACTATTTTCAGTAATTACCGCACTCATCGCAAAATGTAAAACTCTTGAGTTTTTCAAGGCATCAAATGGTACTTTCCATGCAAATTCACAAATATCATTACTAATTGTTTTGTCAATCGCAATGGACTGACCCTTAACCCCTTTTGAATCAATCCAATTTATATATACAATTGAATCTTGCATTTTTTGAATATCAGATAATTTGTTACTGATTCTAAATTTAATTAGTTTAGAATTTCCATCATATTGTACTCCAAACAGACGAGATAAATTATTAATATTAATTATATGTGTATCTGTATCAATCGTAAGATATTCGTCATCATAATCATAAGCAACTGCATCAAAACTTAGTCTTGCTTTCAATCCATCCATTTCTAGTCTCCTTTCACTTGAAGAATCCCTTTTAACGGAGTTTCTTTAATTCCATTCACATCAATACGAACCATCCAATTATAAACACCAACAGAAAGTTCATCCGTTTGGCAAATCACTTTCAAAGATTCATCGATAGGAATTCTGATATATTCTTTGCCATCTTTATAAATAATGAATTCTAAAGAATCATCCTTACCAGGAATAAACACTTGTCCATTCTTATACTTAATTAAAATATCTGTATAGATTGTATCTCCTTGATTTATTAAAATATGATCTCTTTTAATTTCCATTTTTAATCCTCTCCGTATCTTTTTGCACCTTTCCATTCAAGTCCTGTATCACAATAAATTCTACATTTTTCAAATGTTTTTCCATCACCACTCAAGATAAGTGATTTGCCTTTTTTCCATTTATTTCCATCAAACACCCATACTTCTCTAAAAGATGCAGACGCAATAATATTAAAGTAAAACCAATCACTCGTTCTTCCCAAAGTATCTGTTACATAAACAAGCATTCTACGCTCATTCCCATTCGGCACTTTAAATTCCTTTGTAAGATTATCTGAAGTTAAATCACTTCCCATACCATCATAATCCCAATGACTCTTTGTAACATGTGCATCATCCGTTGTATGTGCAACGCACACTGCTTTATCATACTTATCATCAATATGAGATATAGTTACATCTACACTCGTAACAGATATTTTTTTATAGTCTTCTAGTGTCGTTGCTTTTAATACTGTTTGAAGTAAATGTGATCCGGAACAGTCGGCCATAAAAGGTTCAATATGAAATTCATAATTTGTTGAACCTTTCAATTCACTTACAACATGTGTTCCATTTAATTTATCCACAATAAATTTTTGTGCTGCATTTGAATAAATACGCAAAGTATACAAATTATAAGGATTCGTTTTTAACCTTCCATAAATAGAAATTGAGGTACTATTAATATCCAATATCTTTGCTTCATACGTTGGCAAATCAATCTTAGGCGTAGTCAATCTTGCTTTTCCTGATAAATTAGGAAATCCCTGACAACTCGCATCCCATTCAAAAGAACGTTGTCTATTGCAATACATAGGTTCATTGATTTGTCCTAGATAATACCATCCTGAATCCTGGATATAATTTAAATCCCATCTTGAAATAGTTTTAGATAGTCCTCCAAGTCTAACAACATTGTTTGCTTGGATTTTGAAGTTTCCGGTATATTTAAACCTTACATCCGCTTTAAATTTTAAATTCGGATATGAACCTTCATATCGCTCATTGTAAGATTCAAACGTAAGTATTAAATACTGATTATATGGTAATGTCGCTAAAACAGTCATACACTACTCCTCATATTTGATATAGATATCTCCAACTTTATCACCATCTTGTACAACAGGATCTGAAGTTCCATATCTAACATTAACTGTTAATTTCAGTTGATTTTTAAATTGAGCCACATAATTTTCTAATTCATTTTTATATGCATTTGCTTTCGCAACCAATTCCATCATAGATTTGTATTCTTCAGTCGATTCTAACGATTCCTGCGCTGCAAGATTATCAACAACCTTAATTTTAAAATTAAAAGTTGTGACAAATGTTCCACTAGATTCTAATGTCACCTGGCATTCACAAATTCCTAATTCTGCTAAGATATTTTGAAAAGCTTCTGTATCTGAAAATTCAATTTCGTATGCATTTGAGTTTTCAAACCTTGATACAGATGTAGAACCAATGCTAACCATTAATCCACTCGGCTTTTTAGTCCATAAAATCGCATGCAAAGATTCATCAACATTTGAGCTATTACTAGTAATCACATCATCACTGACAAATATTCTTAATCCTCGTCCCGAATCAGCTCTTACCATTTCAACAATCAAGTTGTCGTTTGGCTTCGTTAAACTAACGGTTAAATCATTATATACAATTGCCATGTTATACCTCACTTTCTAATACAAGATCCAGATCTTCGGGAAGTGCTGTGATCAAGTTATATGTCAGTTTGTTTAAATAAAATTTTTCCCTTTTACCAAACTCAGTTTCTACATAAATCGAATCATTTAACTTTAACATCTGTGCATCAGGCACATTAGATGAAAATAGTTCTTCAAATTTAATAGAAGTTTCTGTTTTTGGTTCTTGCAGTTCTTTCTCCAAAGATTTTTTTGCCTGTATTCTAAGATAGTTTCTAAAATTCGCTTCATTTGTAAATACGCCCAATGTTGTTTTCTTTGCTTGTGAATCATCCGCAATCAATTTGATATCGGAATATTCTTTCACATCAATTCTGTGAATTTCATTCGTATCCCAATTACTAGCCTTGATAATCTCGTGATTTGGTAAAATGCGTCCATTGTACGCTTTAGGTATGATTCCTGTAACTACATTTTCCATTGATTTTTTCTGAGTGTATTCAGACATTTCTTTATTACTTATAAAGAAATCATTTGGCTTCAAATTGGAAGCATAATAATCTGGATTTCCAAAGTAGCAATCATAATTGTTAAACATCGCAACAAATCCGTTATTTTCACATTCAGGCCATCTATTCATCATAGAATTTTCTTCTGTTCCAAACAAACATTGAATCAGATTATATCGAACCCAATATGCAGTTTGTGTGGAATCCACATCTTCAATCATCCATTTACATGTATTTCCAACTTCGGCAGTACCTCTATCTACAACAACAACTTTGTTTCCATTTCCAATACTTGTTGAACTAGAACAAATACCATAATATATGTTTCCATACGGTGCGATTTCATAGTTAGAACCATTATTAATGAACCACCATTTTTCAGAATCATCTGATGGGCTTTCAGATAGACTACCTAACACAACTTTTCCTGAATCCAATTTAAGCCATCTACATGAACATAAAGATAAAATTCCATATATATCTCCATATTTGTCTGACCCTACTTTTTTCAACATGAAAGTCTGTGCAGACGTTCTGTTTCTTTGATATATCTGTAATTGTATAGATGCATCTTCACTGGCATTTGGAACATCCAAACAATACCCACTATTCTGAACATTTTGGAAATAAACGATTTTTTCATTCTCTGCATTAACATTTGCATAATTTGCATATCCCCCATGTCCATAAATTTTATAAGGATAATTTGGCCGTGAATTTGTGATAATATCATTTGCGGTATTCACTGCATCTTGCCACGTACCACTCATAGTACGATCATCAAACACAAACACTTCTTTTTGAGAATCAAAGAACACATGTGTTGCATAGCATGTATATGTATCTTTTTGTTTGTTGTATTTTGGATACACAATTCTATATAACTGTGGTTCTTCAAAATTTATGTCAACTTTAAACACGGATTCATCACTGATTTCCATACCCATCAAATCACTTTTTGGGAATTCTATTTCTACGCACCAAATAGAATTTCTTTCAAACACTGCTTTAGCACTAATACAATGTTTTAAAATCACATCTCCATTACGTTCTTTCATTTGTGCATAAGTTGTTTTTTTTCTAGAAAAGAATAAATGAATCATCTTTATTTCTCCCTATAATTACGTATAATTTCTGCACGAATAGCACCAATATCTGTTGTGATCAATACATTATTTGAACCATAATTAAATTTAAGTCCGTCAAAAGATCCACTTGTTTTCAATGTGTCATATTTATACGTTCCATTTTTATAGTATGTTTTCATATAAGAATTTTCCGTATTGATTTCAACATACGAAATATCCGATGTACTATTAAAAGGATTTGTGATCGTAAAATTATTTCCATTACAATTGATCGTAATGTTTTTCGCATTCATGGAAGTGTTATATAAACGATAAATTGGATATGCTGTTTCATAATAATTCGCAAGTTCTACCTTTTTTCCACTTACAATATCGTATGGCCTTGAATACTTATTTACGTATCTGTAAGGTTCACAAATAAATGTGATTGTAAATTCGCTTCCTCGTCCAAAGTCTCTTGAATCCATATCAAACGTTACATTTTTTACCTTCCAATAATGTTCTCTATCATCACTAGTTAACTCCAATATTCCTTTATTTCCATTGAAATATTGTTGGATTTTATAGATACGATCTAGATATTCTTTCTTGCTATTTAAAACAAAGTTGCATTTAACAGGAATTTTGCGATCTTGATATACACCTGTATGACGATACGATGTAGTACCGTCACCAAGTGTAGATGTTTCTACAATTTCCTCCGCCATAGGAATAACAGGACGTTCGCTTACCTTTAATAAATACATAATATTTTGCGTATAACGCAGTTTATTTTCAGGTGTAAATCTAAAATGATACATTCTATGAACCTCCATTTCCCCATGATTTCAACATATCTCGAATTGATATAATTTCTTGTACAGTATCTGTAACAACATTTCCGTCCAATTGCATAGGTTGTAGATTGATTGTTAGATCACAATTTCCAATTGCATTAATCATTTGATCCAATCTATTTGTGATTGCACTCAAATTTATATTACCAACGTTTCCATAGCTTCGTGATGTAGTTCCACCCATAATAGCTGTTGTAGCATTCGCAACAGATGCATACGGACTGATATCAGAATATGTAGCGATTGCATCTGCACTCATTGGCATAATATCCGTGTCAACAACAGGTTTATCCGCATTAAACAAAGATTGTGGGAAATATTTTTTATTGTCATCACCTTCAACAACTCTTGTCTTTTTTATAGTTGTATGTGTAACTGTGATAGGATGACTGTCTGCATAACTTTGAGCTTTATCAATATTTGATTTAATATCTGAATAAGCTTTAGCAGAGCTTGTAACCATGCCGTCTAAATGAGGTTGCAGTGATTTTTCCATCTTTCCGCCCATACTTCCAACAGCAGCTGATGTAGTTCCGTCATTCGCAAATGCATCCGCAATACCAGTGATTGATTTGTCAGCTTGTTTTTTCATCTTTTCACCGGCTTCTTTCATTTTCGGATCTGTGTCTTGCATCATTTTAGTTACCGCATCTCCAACAGACATTTGTCCACTAGCAACTTTTTCAGCTACATCAGCAGGAATTTGTTGTCCTTCAATACCAGCAGTTTGAACTGCCTGTGCCAATGTAATTAAATTGTTCATGGCATTGGTTGCTTCTGTGATACTTCCACAATTTGCAAGAATACTATTGGCTACACTCATAGGAATAGAACCACCGATCATACCGGCTTGATCTACAAGTTGTTGAAAATTCATCAAACTAGCCATATAGTTAGCTGCTTCTACCGCATTTGCAGTTCCATTTGTAATACCTTCTTGAATACCAATAGGAATGCGAATACCTGCTTGAGCTGCCTGTGCTGCAATGTCAGTCAATTTAATCTTCATGTTTGTTCCCATCTGTTCAAACGACTGTGTTTCCAAATAATTCGACTGCAATATAGACTGAGTTTGTGTTTCATGTAGTTTTGTATATGAGTCTGCTAAATCAGTACATAATGTAGATACAGTTTCTTTCAATGCACTTGATTGATTCATGTAATCTTGCATTGATATATGACCGGCAATATACTCTGCATTTAATTTTTTAAATGCTTCTGTTGTGCTCTTTATGCTTTCTGTTAGTTCTGCATTCTTTAATTCCGCTTTCAATCGAGCAGTGGCATTTTTCTTTACGATACTTGCCAACGCTTCTTGTTTTGTTTCTTCTTGAATCTGAGTGATTCTTTCTTTGATTGCATCAATACTTTCATAATGTGCATCTTTATTAAAATTCAGTTTTCCAGTATTCTCATCAATTTCTACTCCCAAATCAGGATAAAGTTGATTTAACTCCATAACCGCTTCTGCAAGCATAGCCTTTTGCGTAGCATTTAAAGATTCTTTTGCGTTAAGATCTTCAATTGTTTTCATCAAATGACTTGCGGTTTTGTTGTTTTGCATATATTGAGTTACAATTTCACCCATACTTGTCTTAGTTTTAGACATTGACTTTGCATACTTCTCATAACCATCAATAACTTTTAATGTAACTGCATAATCTGTATCTTTATATGCAAGCTCTTTATTTGCAGTTTCCATCGCTTCCTTGCGTTTTTTATCGGCCCAAACAACAGCACCTGCAAAAGCACCAAGTGCAACTGTAACAGCCGTGATAGCTGGATGAGTTAACACAAAACCTTTTCCTAACGAAACGATAGAAGTACTTGCTACTTCTCCTTCTTTTGCAACAATTCCAAATCCATCCGCTACCTTTTGTAATTTTGGATGTGCTTTAGTAAAGAATCCAACAGCACTTTGCGTTGCACCAGCTACTTTACTTACACCTTTTGCGGTTGGATAAGCGGCTGCCGTCAACAATAACATCTTTGCGATTGTCTGTTGCGTTCCTTCATCTAAATTAGAGAATGCGTTAGCTGCCTTTTTTACTATCTTTAATAGATCTGTTAAAGTAGGCGTAAATGCCTGACCTAATTCATTACCTGCTTGCTTAATAGCTTCCCATGTTTGAGATAGTTGTGATTTCAATGTCGCATAACGCTTTTCTGCTTCGTTTGCCATGGCCGTATTGTCATTCCATGCATTTTTAGAAACATTTAATGCACTAGCCAATACATCCGAACTTTGTGCCAAAGCACCCATTGACTGTGCTTGACGTACTTCCTTAATGCCTAATTCATCCAATGTTTTTGTAACATCCGCCGATTTTCCAATACCTTCTACAAACTTTAAGAATGTTCCCGCTGCATCTTCTCCCCAAGCCTTTTGGAATTGTTGAGAAGTCATGCCAGATACTTCTGCAAACTTCTGTAGTTTCTTATCTCCCGTTGAAACAGATAGATCAATTGTCTTCAACATTTTAGAAACAGAACTACCACCAGCAGCGGCTTCAATACCTAATGAAGATAATGCAGTTGATAACCCTAATACTTGGTTAGAGTTAAAGCCTACCATCTTACCTGCAACACCTAATCTAGTAGCCATATTCATAATATCTGCTTCGGTTGTAGAGAATTTATTTCCCAAATCTACGATTGTAGAACCTAAACGAGAATAATATGTATTCGTCTTTTTAGACTGCGAAACCATTACGTTTGAGAACTTGGCAATACTTTGTGCTGCTTCTTCACCAACAAGATTTGTAGTATCACCCAATTCTGTAATAGTTTTAGTAAATCCAACAATAGCATCTGTAGGGATACCCATTTGTCCTGCAAGTTCTGCATAATGTGCAATATCTTGATATGTGCTCGAGGTATTTTGAGCTAGATCTTTTAATCCTTTATTGATTTTTTCAAACTGTTGAGGGGTTGCATTTACTGTTTTTGTAACACCAGTCCATGCATCTTCAAACTCAATAGCCGTCTTTGTAGCGGCTGCAATACCTGCAAAAGATAACATAGACAATGGTTTTACAGTGTTTGCAAACTGTTCTGATTTTGAGCTTACTTTTCCTAACGTATCATACAGTCTTAATAATGTTTCATTCGTTGAAATGAATGATTTTGACATACCTGCCAATTCATTTTTAAGTCCTAAAGCACCTGCTTTTAAACCTAGATATGTGCGTTGAGAATCTTCGTATGTACTACCTAAATCAACCAATACCTTTTTTTGTTCGGCAATGCCTGAATTACAATCATCCATTGCTTCTTTTAAAGTGACATTTCGTGAAGCTAATCTTTGAATAGCATTTTCACCTTGTTCTGCCGAACGCGTACCGTTCGCAATTGCTTCTTTCCATGCGTTGATCTGTTTGTTGTTGTCTGCATATTCTTTATTCAAAGAATTAAATGTATGATTGTAATTATCAATAGACTTAGTAGCAGAAGAAACCGCATCGGCCCACTGCTTCTGTGTCTTTGGATAATTCATCAGTTTCTTGTTATAGACTTCCAATTGCTTAGTTGTGCTTTTGATTTTATCTTGTAACAAGTTCTGATATGTCGCAAAGGACTGAAAATCTCCTTCGTTGAATTTCATAGAAGATTTCAGTTTTGACATTGTTTTATCTAATCCTGCTGTTTCGGATTTTATTTTATTAATTGCTTTTTGAAAGCCTGTAGTATCTCCATCAATTTTTACGGAGATACCTCTTACTTGACTGTAACCTGACAATTTTAGTACCTCCTAAAATCTGTCAAAGTCGCTTTGGATTGCTTTACGAATACGAATTTTGTTTTTTGAATTATTTACTTTGGACTGCATATTTCCACGTGCAATAATCAAATCAAACAATCTTCCTATGCCCATATCCTCTATTTCATCTATTTTTAATCCTAAATTTAATCCACCTAATACTAAATCAGTGTAGCTTACGCTTCTTTTTTTTTATCATCTAAAACCACTTCATCGGATTCATCTTTTACCGTTGCTTTATTTGCATTGATAATTTGTTCTAGAATAACAACTCCGCTCATTACATAGGTTTGATAATCTTCAATTTCATCAACAAAATCTTGGAACGCTTTTGTTTCTTTTCCATGATATGTGTCATACGTCTTGATACATGCCCAAACTAATCTTTCAAAAAATAAAGATCCGTTTGCTTGTAATAAAGTGAAATAAGGATCTCGATCAGGATTTCCTTCACGAACATTTTTTTCGATAGCTTCGCCAAATTTGATTTGCACTTCCTGAATATCCACCAACAAATCTCTGTTGAAACAATCTCTATAAATGCTAGCCGTTTTGCCTTTATACAATAAATTATATTTTTTACCATCAATACTTAGTGTCTGTTCCATATAACCTCACAAAGAGGGGGTTGCCCCTCTTATAATGTGCTCACTTCCTTTCCATCATCACTTTGTGCAACTACCGGTTTACTTTCTTCCTGGCTCATTTCACCAGCTTTTGGAGTAGGTAATGTTGGAGCAGTTGTAAAGAAACTCTCATAATTTGTATCACCTTTACGACATTTTGCTTTTACCCATTGATGATCATCTTTCTCAACAGGAACTGCTGTAATATCCATTGATGTAGTTTTTGGATCAGTGCTTTCTTCTTTTGTTTCACCTTCTACATTTGGTCGTGCAAATACAACTTTATAGAAGATATGTTTAGTAGCACTTACATCACCTTCGAATTGGAACATAAGCGCAACGTTATTAGGCAATACGTTTGCATCTTCTGCTAAGTTACCTTCTTCTGTTGTCACTGTATTGAAAATCATTTTTTCAATTTCTTCAGGAATCTCAGACATTTCCAAGCTTCCTGAATATCCATTGTTTGTATTCGTTGTGAAATACGCAGTGTTATCTGCATAATATGTATTTGTATCTCCTTCTGGATCTAGAGTTAATGATTTAGCACCTTTCCATGCAGTAGGCGAACCATATGTAATTGATCCTGCACTTTCTGTAATAGAACATACATGTACATTTTTTAGACCGAATCGTACTTTGTTTTTTTCTGCCATAGTTTTTATCCTTTCAAATATTTTTCGATTAAACTTGGCAGTTCCTTGATTGCGTTCGTTTCTCCATCCTTCCAGTGCTCAAATGCACGTGTACGTCTAGGAGAATTCCATAAATTATGTCCGTTTTCTAGTAAATGAGTTAATGAGTATTCGTGGCCACTCGCATAAATAACACCGCGTGTATGAGCTAATTCACGTTCTATCTTATATGTTATAGACCTTTTATATTTGCCCTTTCTGCGCGTGTTTCTATGATCTACATTGGCCTTAGCTTTAATAATATCTTTAGAATCTTTTGTAGTTTCTTCTACTGCTCTGTCAATCTGCGCCAAAGAATGCTCTTTATATTCTTGAATAATCTTTCTGATTTCAGGCCCAAGCTGCGAAATGTCACAATATACATCATTGACGGCCAACTAATGTCACCGTCCATTCTGTACAGTGTACTTTTTGAGTGTTTATATCTTCATCTGTGATGGTTTGGTATGGTATTTCTAGTTCATCAAACATGTCTTCGATTTTAGCTTCTAATTCAAAATCTTTTTGATCAGTCACTAATCTATATATGTAAGTTCCAATCTTACAATACGTTCTATTGTCTGCAAAGTAATTATTTGTATAATCCAATGCATAATTCCCATAGGGGGTATGGGGTTTTGATTTGAAACTGCCATATACAAATTGTCCTTCACCTAAAAGTTCAGTGAATTTAGCTACAATCTGTTGTCTTACTGTTTCCATTCTCCAGCATCCTGTTGAACATATAGTTCAATCGTATCTCCGGATGGGAATGTACGATAAACCGCATACTTTTTGTCGTTGTATTTCACTGTCGTTTCATCATTGTAATCAATAGTAGGAATAACAAGCTTATACGCTAACTGTATGCCTGCCTGGTAGGCTTCATTAAATTCTTTTGAATAAATTCCACCGACACGGCAAAATACTTCCTTCTCCGTTTCATTAACACGTTCCACACCATCTGCATCCACATATCTTTCTTTTTCAATCAGATATGCCACATCGTAGTAAAGATTATTCTCACGAGTATATTCATATGCCATACTATTTCACCTTCTTATGAGATTTATCTGTCATAAGAATCTGACGTAAATCCTCATATGTTTTAGCCATTGATTCTTTATTTGAAGCATCCGTTGTACCAAATTTTGACATTACATATGCTATTACCGCTACTACAATTTCATCTTCTAAATCATCTTCATCAAATAAGATATTTAATCTATCCAAATCGTATAAACATGCATTGATATACGTTTTGATTTCATCATCATAAGCATGTGATTTAGCTCTTGTAGCAGCAGTTCTAACACGTTCTAGAAGGCTTTCAGAAATATTGAACGCCATTATCTATCACCTAAGCTTTCTTCGCACTGCTTTTTCGAGTAGTTTTCTTAGGCTCATCATCTAATAAAATAGGTTCATCATCAGTTCCAACAGGTTCTTCATCATTTAATGATTGTGTTCCTGTTTGACTTTCATCTTTTGTAACATCTCCATTGCTTAAGCTACTTTTTTTTTTAACAAGAAGATGTATTGAGGATCTAATACTTTACCATCATTGATAACTAATGCCTGAGTTACTTCCTCATTCTTTTCATAATCCCAGTACTTCTTCACACCAAACTGCATATTTGAGTTGATTGCATAGGCTTCTTTTCCTACCCAATACATTCCGAAATATTCACCGTTTTTTGCTTCATTAAAATCTTTAAACGTATCATTTTCAACGAAATTAACAGTTCTAGCTGCGAATGTAGCACGTTCTGCGCCATCAATAGGATTAAATGTTTCTGCATAAACAGGACGATTATTTTGATCAGCCAATGTTTTAATGTTTGCTTCATATGTTGCAGGAGTCATAACGAACTCTGGTTTTAATTTACGCATTGACAATGGAATCTTCGCAAAGAATTTTGTTTGCCATGATTTCCAATCTTTCATTTCTTCCTCAGTAAATTCAATAATGTGATCTGCTTTAATACGTCCACTTACTTTATTAGCTTCTGTTAAAATACCTTCACACTCATTGTTTTCAGATTGACCCGTTAAAATTTCACGATCCATAGCTTCCAAATAAGCTTCTACAATAACTTTTGCTAATTCAGTTTCGAATGCATTTACAGTTAATACAGTTTGTAGTAATGTACGTGCTAAACGAATTTCACCAATCAAATATCCAAATTGTACAAATTCTGTAACAGAACCGGCCTTTTGACGATCAGATACTGTTGTTTCTGTAATACGTTTAAAAGTAGCTTTAAATGAACCGATAGGATATTTAACACCGCCACGGAAATTTGTATGTAATACTGCATTGTATAAGTAACCACGTGATTTACTTAATTCAGTCATTACTTTCTGAACAATTGTTTCAGGAATTAAAATACCTAGATCAGCTGCTACGCCTGCTTCTGCGCTACGTTGTCTTAAGATTTCTGACTGTTTTCCCTTTTGAACGAATTCCATGAATGCACTACGATACTCCATATCGTCTTCCATTCCTTTTTTACTAGGCATTTTTGGATGTGCTTTACTACGAGCTTGTTCCTGTTGTGTAACAAAAGCTTCATCTTCATCTACAATAGATTTTGCCATAGTATCTAAGAACGCTTTACGTTTTGCAACCTTGCCTTGTAACTCTTTGTCACGTTTTTGCAAGATATCAAATTCCGCCTGTAACATTTCCAAGTCTGTATTAGGATCGTTTTTGTTGACCTCATCTTGAATTTCTTTAAATCTTTTTTGAATCTGTTCGTGATTCATTGCATTGAATGCTGCTAGTTGTTGCTCTGTAAACATTAATTAATAGCCTCCTTAATCTGCAACAACAAACTTAGTCTTTCTCGTTTCTTTTCATTATCTTTTTTAACCCGTTCTTCATCCATTAAAGACTTTGCCCTTGCTTCAATAGATGTTTGATCATTTGCAGGAATCGACACTGCCGAAACATCATAAATTTTTGATACTTTACGTGTTGTCCACGTCTTTTTATCTCTATCATATGATTCCTCGTCCACCATGTATCGCCATGACATCTGAGTCACCATTCCTGCCTGAATACTGTCGTACAAGCGCTTGGCCGCTTCTGTTCTTCCTAAGTCTGCTGCAACAAACAATCCGTGTTCATCTACTTCAACAATAAGTGAACCATTGCTTGTACGGGCATATACCATTCCTCCATGATCAAATTGGAAGATGATATCACTCATATCAGCGTTGTCCAAACTTGAACGCTCAATCAACTCATATACATCATTACCTTCGTAATCTCGATAAAGCACATAAGGTTCAAATGTAGTAGCATATCCTTCAACATAGTACTGAGTATCAATCCGTTTATTTTTCGTCACCGGGTTCATTTGGAACGGGATCGAGCGCATTTGGATTTTGCTGTGGTTTGGTTTCCCCATTGTAACTAATTCCTCCTTGATTTGATTTAGTTACCTGGATGTATTCACCTCGAATAAAACGTTTCTTACCTTCATCATCTGGTAAAGGCGCTTTGTTCATGATATTTAATGCCCCATTCGTATCAATCATTCCTCTATCGAACATTTGAGTCGCAACATTTAATTTTGTTTGTGTCGAATCATACTGTAAACGATCACTTGTAAGAATGATTTCACTACCATTCATAATCTGATTTACGGAATATAACATTCCACTTAACACTTCTCCAACTTCAATAAAGAATGGTTCGATAATTGATTCATAAAATGCATTCCATTCATCAGGTTTATATTTATTTTGTAAAATAGCTTCACTAATTCCAAAATAGCTGTATACACTATTTTCAATCGCTTGCTTCTGCTTGGCATCCACTAATAGTGGTTTACTTTCAATCGGTTTTACTTCATCAAATCGATTGTCAACAAGGAATACACCTGTTTCATTTTTGTTCAGGTTATTTCTTAAGATCATGTTCTGTTGTTCCTTGTAATCCTCATCATCATCAATCGGTGTTGAAATTCTGGCCAAGAATCGAACAATAGAACTCGACTTGATCGCATTGATTGCTCCTTCTTCCTGAGCAAGCATCAATTTAGCTGTTGTATCAAATGCATCATTAATTTCACCAAAGTAATCATTTTTATACTGCATCTGCCTTAGATGTCCTACTTTGCTATATTCAATCAATTTTGTTTCGCCATAGATGAAATTAAAATAAATATAAACTACACCATTGATTTCTTTTAACTGACACTGACTTGGTACTGCGGGCCATAATCCCTTTACCATTCCATATTCATCTTCAATTGGAATAATGAAAGCATTGTTTTCTGTAAAATAGATAGTTGCCAATCTTTTATAAAATTGACTAGCTGTCATATAAGGATTTGGCTTTTTCTTAACCAAATAGTTATATATCTTAGTTTTGTAGTCTTTGTTTGTCAGTTCAGGTGAAGCCTTCCCACATGATGTGGCAATTCGATTGATACATGCTCTGCAAAGTCCAATCTCATATATTCCACCATCATATGACGAATACACTGGTGAATATCCACCTAAGCTTGCAAACATTGAATGTAATTGATTTTGTTTAGGTGCTGGCTTATTTAGTCCTAATAGACTTCCTAGCAAACCAAATCTTTTTCTTCTGCTTTTAGCCACTAATTCACCTTCCTTTTCTTGTTTTCAAGGCGGTACTTGAATGTATCCCACCATTTTTGTCTTACTGTATATGCATCAATAACAGATGCATACCCATCAATATGTTTTCTTGGATCAGTTTTAATCATGCGTACACGATTGTCCTCCGCAACTTTCTTTAATGCCACACTAGACATATGTGCTTGTAAAAGTCCATTTGTTCCTGTATGAACAAATCCATCTCTTACGTATCCCGTAAATTCATTAATAACCGGTGTAAGGTTAGTACCCTGAATGACATCATCCATCTTGTATCCGTATTTCTTCATATCATCCACAAGATACTGAGCCGAATAACGGTCATATCCAACGACTACACAATAAATCTTGTATTTCTTACGTAGCATTTCAAACCATTCCGTAACATCTTCATACCGTACAAAGTTTTCTCCACTTGGACTTAAATATCCCAATTGAATAAATCTTGTATATGGTATCTTGTCTCTTTCTTCTAGCTCCTTGATTTTTAATGTTGGAAGCCAAAAATGAGTAAATATGTAGTCCTGCTCTTGAATTCGTATAACTACAGATGCGGCTGTTAAATCGGTTGTCTGTGACAAGTCAATTCCACCAACTGCATATGTATGTGCAAAATCTTCAAATCTAAGTTCTTCACCTTTAACTTTGTTAATATCTTCTGCGCTAAATAACGCTTCTGTTGAATTCTGTTTGATATTCGCATATTTTGTTATAAACTCCGCCTTATATGTAGGTGAGCTATGTGCCTTTAAAATTTCATTCTGCAAATACTCATAAGAAACTGATATTCCAAGGTTTGGCATTGCTTTTCTTAATTCAATAGGATCATCCCATTTTTGAATATCATCAATCATATAAAAGAAAGGCAACATTTGTTTTTCATCAGACGTACCAAGTAAAACGGATGTTCCACGAACAAATAATTCATCATATAATCCTTCATCAATATAGTTTGCGGTACTTACAGGAATATAAAGTGGATCAGGTCTTGCACCACCTGCCGACAACATAACGTTGTACATTTTCATACCCGCTTCACCTTCCCAGGCTGCAAACTCATCAAAGATTGTCAAATATGGGTTGAATCCGTCTGACTTCTTAGACGCAAAGGCAATTGGCTCCCATCTACAGTTGTTCTGTTTCATGTAGATATCTGTTCTACGTTTTTTTACTCTTTGACTCAACGCTTTAGAGTGTTCCATCATTTGATACAGAACATTGTAAATGATCTGTGCTTGTTTTAACTTTGGCGCTATATTGTATATCTGCATACCTGCTTCATCAGAAGTGAATCCAACATCAAGTTCAATACCTGCACAAAGAAATGATTTCCCTTGTTTTCGGCCCATGACCGTAGGTATTTCACGAAACTGCCTTTTTCCATTCTTATCAACAAGTCCGAATATGCACGCAATATAGTATTTTTGCCAAGGCTCAAGCTTCACTTTTGTTGTTTTTCCTTCTACGTGATGACAAAACGTTTCAATAAACGCTATATGCATTTCCGCTTTTTTCTCATCATAGAAGAAATCTCCATTTGCTAAACCTCTTTCAACATATTGAAGATTAAGCTTTATCCACTTACCGACTACATCTTCACCCGATTTAATTCGCTCTTTATAAATGTCTAGATATTTCATTTAAATCTGCTCATGAACTCATCCAATTCATCACCTTTTTTTCCGGATACTTCTGTTGTTTTTGAAAGTGAAGTAGGTGACAAGCCAAGTTCTTTGCAGTACTTCATGATCTGATCACGTAATTGAACGGTAATAATGTAGTATGGCGAGCGTGATAAATTCGTTGCACCGCCCTTGTTCGTATATTCAACAACCATCTGTAGTGATTTGTATCCATTTGCTTTACTTGAATCTCTCCATTGCTTCATTGTTGAATCATATTGTGCCAAGGCATCCGCAAGTGAATCAACCGCAACCGAATATTCAGGAGAAAATGTGCCTAAATTCTCTAGTTGTGAATTGATTCTTTTTTTCCATGCTCCTTTTTGCATTCATCATCCTCCCTTCCACATCCTATAAGCATTCCGTTTTCATCAAATTCAAAAGATGGTTTGCGTTTGGAATGTTCTTCAGCATGACACAAGTCACACAGCGCTTCCAAATTAGAATCGCCAAATAGAATGTGTACATCTCTATAGTTGTCCTGGTCAATGTGTACTTTGTGATGCACACAAGTCGACCGGGTATAGATACCTTTTTTCAAACATCTTTCACAAAGTGGATGTGCCTTTCTATACGCTTTGCTTTTCTTTTCCCAAGCCTTGCTTGAGTAAAATTTTCTAGCATAATTTCTAGCACCTGTTTTTGTTGCTTCTGAACCATAATATTTTTTCATATCGCTACATTCAAAGTTTTGACCATAACTACAGTTAACAGATTTAAAGGACGACAAAAACTAACAGTAAATACTTTGAATGCAGTGATATGAAAAAGACCCATGTTTCCACAGGTCTTTTTCAACGGGCACTAAAATGAAACAATCCAAGAACTACCTTGTTTGTTCTAGAAGATGTTTTCCAATCTTCACGACTACAGAATATCACGGTTTTTCTTTGTACACTGTACAAAATGAAGAAATTCAGATTTTACCCCCTTGTCACACACCCATGACCCAGTTTTTTTGAACTCCCCACGCCGTTCCCCGAAACGCAAAAAACTCCCGAAAGATAGGGGGGTATCTGCTGATCTGATCCATGCCAGGGCGGCTTTTTAGGGTTAAAATCCAACCTATGCAGCTATGACCACACCGCACCGTTCACGGCTTTAATCATATGACATTCACATATTTATTATTGTGTTGAAACATTTTTCAAGACGCATTGTTGAAAGCGTGTTTCATATCATAGCCATGACTACATTAATAGAACACGCGCGCACGTTCTTATATATGCAATAACTCTTGAATCACTCCAGTGCATTACATCATGCGCACCCGTTCCATATGTTTTTAGCGTGTCGCTTGTCTTCCTGGAACTGAAGCAAACCCCACCAAAAAAAAGGACGCTCACCACGTCCATACATGTATATTTTTTAGGTCTGTTAACTATATCTTATAAGACCAAACGCAAGCACTAGAGAAAGCCTTTTAAATAGGCGCTTGCGTGCATGTTTTAAAAGATAATTACTTTTTGAAAAAATGAGCATAAAAAAAGACGGGTTTATATTTTCGTGCCGTCTTCAAATTCAAAATAGCATTTGTATTTTGCGCCTATCGCTTGCGCCATTTTTTCAAGCTCTTCATCCGTGAACTTTTCGCGTTTGATTCTAGTACTTATATTTTGTTTGGTGCATCCAAACGAATCCGCAATATCTTGTTGATTCTTATGAGCATAAGCAAGCGCGGCTATAATTTGATTTTCTTTCATACAATACGCCCCCGTTCTATATTCATTTTATAATATCAAATGTTTTTTTGCAATAATCAAACATTTATTTTATTTTTTACTTGACATTGTAAAACGTTCGTTTTATTATGTAAATGTCTTAAATGACAACACGCAAGAAAGGAGGTAGCAAGCGTGAAGCTTTCTAGAGTAGTTAGAAAGAAAGAAGAAAGAAAGGCCAAAATAAAAGAATGTATATATACAGTATTGAGCTGGACACTTGAACTTATATATACATCCTCAGCTATTGAAGCCTTTAAGCTTCTAGTAAAGATTTTATCTAAAAGGCACTAGCCTTTTAGATATATCTATTATATCACGCTTTATTATATGGATCTAATTAAATTAGTTTTATGTTTATCTATCGCATTAAATGCATATCTATTGAAAAAGATGATTAATAAATAAGGAGGTTAAGGA